CACTATCTAATACAAGTAAGATGCCTGCATTTTCATTTGGTATATCTGCTATTAAATGTAAGGTAGGTAGTAAGCTAGCCAAGATTAAAGGCACAACCTGTTATAAATGTTATGCACTTTCAGGTTTCTATCGTATGCCTAGCACTGTAAAATCTCATGCTAAAAGATATGACGCTATGACTAACCCAGATTGGGTTGATGCTATGACTATGCTAATCAAACTTAAATATAAAAACCTACCTAAAGAAAAGAAATACTTTAGGTGGTTTGACTCTGGAGATATACCTAGCATTGAAGTATTAAATAATATTATACAGGTGTGTAAGAATACACCTGATATAAAACATTGGATACCAACAAGAGAATATAGTACACTAGCTAATATTGATATAGATTCTTTACCCAAGAACTTAATCATTAGAGCAAGTGCTGTTAAAGTAAATGGTAAGCCACCTAAGTTTTGGAAGTGGACATCTACTGTACACACCAAAGGCACAAAGCATATTGGTAGGGCATGTCCTGCACTTAAACAAGATGGAGAGTGTAGAGATTGTAGGTCATGCTGGAAGAAGTCTATCAAGAATATTTCATATGAACAACACTAACTGAAAGGATAACATATGGAAACATCAGCAATAAAAGAAGCAGTTGAAATGCGTAGAGCACATCTTAATTTAATTAAGTATGCATTAAATAAAGATTGTTCTATAACAGTAAACTATGGTGCGTATGATGATGAAGATGCATGTACTAAATCAAAAGACTATAAAGAAATAAAAGAACATGCTGAAGCATGTGATGAAAGCTATCTACATATCTATGATGCAGAAGGTAAAAGGAAAGGTTGGGCATGGGTTATCTTTGGTAATGAAGATAATGAACTTGTATCTGATTATAGTTGTAATCCTTTCATGGAAGATTGGTGGCAACAATTTGATAAAATGTATGAGGAAACAAGTGCATGGTAAAGTATGTAGAGGGAGAGCCAGCACCCAGATGGGAAGATAAAGAGGCATGGAATAAATGGTTTAAATCTTTTATTGATTATTATAATAAAGATAAAAGACCTAACACTTATAACCTTGTCTTTCCTGTTGTTGTAGATTTAATAAAAGAAAAAGAAAAACTAAAGCCAAGAGTTTTAACTAGATTGACTAGAGAACAATTACCTAAATTAAATGGTACTCAAATCAATAGAGTTATTAAACGAATGATATCTTATGGCATACTTGAATATGAACATAAGAAGTCATATAAAAATATAATCAAAGGACATTACTGGAAAAGTCATGTCAGATAAGGAGGACATATGAGTGCACCTAATGAGCCATTAAAAATAATGGGTTGGAATCTAAAGATATCATGGACAGATGGTACATCAGAAGTTATTACTGATTTACCTAAAGATGTAGAGCAAGGTCTAGAGGATTACTTCTCTGATTTAGAAACAGAGAAAGCACATGAACACGCATTAAAGTATGGAGAAAAATATTTAGATAAGCGTGGAGTTTAACTTGACACATGATTAATTTTATGCTAGAGGAATAGTTATGAAAATAAAAGCAAGAGTCATAGCATTGGGTCATATGGGCGACATTGAATTTGGAATGTTGCCACATGAATCTTTGTTTGATGATAAAAAAATAGAAGAAGCAAGTAAACTGGTACGAGAAGAAGTCTTAAAAAGAATTTTAGATATAGAATTTAAACCTTCAGGTACAGTTAAAGAACTAAAACAAATTATATGGGAGGTATTATAGTTGGGATATAACGAACAATTAAGAATACTACATTCGTATTTGATACCACCAGATACGACAATGCGATTGGATTGTCCATTCTGTAATCATAAGAATACATTAAGTGTAACTAATGATGACAACAGATTAAGTTGGCATTGTTTTCATGCTTCATGTGAAGCTAAAGGTACAGAAAGAAAACGTATGTCTATGGCTACGATTAAAAAAATATTTAATTCGGAACCAGTAGAAGAAATAGATAAGTTTAATGTACCTGATTATTTTAAACCAGTCTATTCAAATGAAAGAGCCATAAAATATTTACAAAAGAATAACTGTTGGGAATCCTATACATGGAGAAGAGCCGATATCAAGTATGATGTCAAACAGGATAGAGTAGTCTTTATGATTAAAGAATACGACAACATACGAGGTGGAGTAGGTAGAGGTTTATCTAAAGATGTACAACCTAAATGGTTTATGTATGGAAATAAAAATGTACCATTTAAATGTGGAGAGTATGATGATGCTGTACTTGTAGAGGATTGTGCAAGTGCATGTGCTGTATCTAATGTACTTACAGGTGTAGCACTTATGGGTACAAGTTATAATGATATGTTTGATAAACATTTAAAACAATATAAAACTATTTATGTTGCACTTGATAGAGATGCTACAACAAAAGCATTTGACATAGCGAATCGTTTAAGATATAGAGGATTTGATAATGTTCAAGTCAAGATACTTGAAGATGATTTAAAATACTACGATACTAAACAGATAGGAGATATATTTTATGCCAATAGATGATAGAGGAGAATTAGATTTGACTAAACAAATAGATACTCTTAAAGAATCTAGAGATAGATTTAAAATGTTATTCCTTGAAGTATCTGAATTATTACATAGAGAAAAGAAAAAGATAAAAAGATACAGAAGATTTGTAAAATTTTTGGAAGGTGGTTGTAAGTGATAGAAAAACAAATTATTAAATTACTTTTAGAAAAAGATTTTTATAATAAATATAAAGGGCACATAGCTTCATCTGTATTTGAAGGTAGCTATGGGTCTTTGTTCTCTACTATTGAGAAAGCACATGAGGAATATGAACAAGATATAAGTCTTGATGATTTATATTCTTTACATACAACTAAATATAATCCTGCATTAACTAGAGCAATGAAGATTGCGATTAGTGAATTGATTGAGGACATAAGAGAAACTGAAAAACCAAACAATAAAATAGCAGAAGACATAATAAGAATACTACAAGAGAGAGATGTGGCACAGAAGATTGCAGTTGAAGCAACTGAAATATACAATGGTGCACCTGCTAACTTTTCACAAATAAAAAATATAATAGAAGAATTTGAAACTAAAAAACCAGTAGAAGAAGTTGATGCTGTTACAGATAACATTGGAGAGTTAATTAATAAACTAACTGTAACAACTAAATGGAAATTTAATTTAGATGAGTTAAAAAATAATGTAGATGGAATTGGTCCTGGAAATTTTATGATAGCATTTGCTAGACCAGAAACAGGTAAGACAGCATTCTGGGTAAGTCTTGTTGCAGGAGATAATGGTTTTGCACAACAAGGTGCAAAGGTACATGCATTTATAAACGAGGAACCTGCAGTACGTACACAGATGAGAGCCATTACAGCATGGACAGGCAGAACTAAACAAGAGATTATAGATAACTTACAAGAATCTCATGAGTTATGGAATGAGATAAAAGATAATATTAAAATGTTAGATGTAGTTGATTGGTCAATAGATGATATGAATGCACATTGTGAAAAATATAAACCAGATATTATTGTTATAGACCAGCTTGACAAGGTAAGTGTTAAAGGTACATATGCCAGAACAGATGAAAAACTACGAGCAATATATACAAGTGCAAGAGAGATTGCAAAGCGACACAACTGTGCAGTTATTGCAATATCACAAGCGTCAGCAGATGCACACAACAAAAGAGAATTATCTTTTGACATGATGGAAAATTCTAAAACTGGAAAAGCTGCAGAAGCAGATTTAATTATCGGTATAGGTAAATTTCAAATATCTCCAGAAGACCCAGATTTAGATAGATACTTATGTATAAGTAAGAATAAGATTACTGGTTTTCATGGTATGAAAACAGTTAGATTAGATAAAAAAACTAGCAGGTATACTAATTAGAAAGGAAAATATGATAACTGTAATTGATTTAGAAACTTCATTTATAAAAGAAGAATCTGGTAGGATAGACCCATTACCATTCAATCCAAAAAATATATTAGTGAGTTGTGGTATTAATTCTAAATATGGAGATGAGTATTATTTTTTAAATCACTCAGAAAAAACAAGTAAAGGTGCAGCACCAAGAATACAAGAAGTACTAGATGAAACAACATTACTTGTAGGTCACAATATTAAATTTGATTTAACTTGGTTATTAGAATCTGGATTTAAGTATAGCGGTAGAATATATGATACCATGATAGGAGAATATATCTTATTAAGAGGAATTAAAAATAGTCTTGCATTAGATTCTATTTGTAAGAAAAGAAAGATAGGAAAGAAAGACGATAAGATAAAAGAATTTTTAGACAGAGGTGTATCCTTTGAAAACATACCACATCATATTGTAGAAGAATATGGTAGGCAAGATGTTATGATTACTAAAACATTATTCAATGCACAGATGAATGATTTTAAAATGGATAAGAATAAACATCTATTAAAGACAGTTAAGATGATGAATGAGTTTACAGTTGTGCTAACTGATATGGAACGTAATGGTATTCATGTAGATATAAATGCACTTGCAGATGTTGAGAAACAATATAGAGCAGAGTATGCATACTTGCGTGCAGAAATTGAGAAAACTATTTATAATAAAATGGGAGATACAAAGATTAATCCTAATAGTACAGAACAATTATCTTGGTTAATCTATTCTAGAAAAGTTAAAGACAAAGAAAGATGGAGGTCTATATTTAATATAGGTGTAGACAAGATTACAAAGAAACAAAAGCGAAGACCACAGATGAGTGTATCTCAAATTGTTAGGCACATAAATGAGAATACAGATGTAATATATAAAACTTCATCTAGTCAATGCGTAGATTGTTTAGGTAAAGGCGTAATTAAAAAACTTAAGAAAGATGGAAGTCCATATAAAAATTATAGTAAATGTGCTACATGTGATGGAGAAGGATTAACTTATTCTAATCTAGGTAAGGTAGCAGGATTTAATCAGAAACCTAAAAGCATATATGATTTAGCTGATGGTGGATTTAAAACTGATAGAATCACATTACAAAAAATGGGAGCCAAAGCTAGTGGAGAACTAAAAGACTTCATTGATAATATCATGAGATACAATGCTATTGATACTTATCTATCTACATTTGTAAATGGTATTAAAGAATATACTAATGAAGATGGATTACTACACCCTAAATTTATGCAGTGTGTTACAGCTACAGGAAGATTATCTAGTCGTGACCCAAACTTTCAAAACCAACCTAGAGCAAAAACATTTCCTATACGTAGTGTAATCAAATCTAGATTTGAAGGTGGTAGAATACTAGAAATAGACTTTGCACAATTAGAATTTAGAACTGCTGTATTCTTATCTCAAGATGCACAAGGTATAGAAGACATTAAAAATAATGTAGATGTGCACCAGTATACTGCAGATATTATAGGTTGTAGCAGACAAGATGCAAAGGCACATACCTTTAAACCTTTGTATGGTGGAGTTACAGGTACAGAAAATGAAAAGAAATATTACTCTGCATTCTTAAAGAAATATAAACAGATAGCTGAATGGCATGATAAATTACAGACAGAAGCTATCACTTATAAACGAGTTAAACTACCTACAGGTAGAGAATATGCATTTCCATATGCAGAACGTATGCCTTGGGGTGGGTCAAGTTATGGTACACAAATTAAAAACTATCCAGTACAAGGATTTGCGACAGCAGATATTGTACCATTAGCATGTATAAAAATATATAAGTTAATGAAAGAACAAAAGGTTAAGAGTTTACTTATCAACACAGTTCACGATTCAATCGTAGCTGATGTTTACCCTGGAGAAGAAGATGTGATGAGTGATATATTTAAACAGGGCACATCATCTGTAGTTCCTACCATGAAGGAATACTATGGAATTAACTTTAACGTACCACTTGACTCTGAATTAAAAATAGGGTATAATTGGTTAGACATGGAGGAGGTAGCATAATGATATTAGATAAAGTATCAATAGAATTACTTGGAGACAAGTATGAAGAAGGTAAAGATAAACCTATAAAGGATTCTGTACTTTCTAATTTTAACTTTGACGATGGTATAGCTGCAAAAGACTTGGCTAAATTTCTTGAGCACTTAAGAGATGAGCATGGTCATAGATTTTCTGGAGAGATAGATTGTCATATAACTATAAGGGAGAGGGATTACTAATGGTTGAACTACTAGAAACATTAGATGACTTTGAAGATGATAGCTATGGTGCATATTTAGACTACACTGTACTTATGCAGGAGTGTGAGTTTGAACCTAGGAAATTATTAATTGACGCAGGTCACCCATTCTATGAAGAAATGAAAACCTTTGCTCAAGCAGATAAGCTTGAAGTTATAGCAACAGAAGGAGTAACTAAGATATGTTAGATTTAATACTACAAATAACCCTTATAATTATGGGTATTTTTCTTATAACAGATTTTATCTTTAAAAAAAGATAAATATACTATTGACATTTAATGCAAAACATGTTATATAATGAATCAATAATTGACATCAAAGGAGGAAATTACTTATGTCAGATTTAATTAATTTAAATACAATGTCTAAACAGGAAATAATGAAAGCCATTGGGCAATATTCTGGTGGCTCTGAAAGAGAAAACATTATTCCTAGATTGACAATCAATCGTAACCCAGAAGATGACAATGGTAATCAATTACCTATTGGACATTTTACTGTTTATGATTCTAGAGAAAATAAAAACTATTATGGTAAGGCAGTTACATTAAGACCATTTATATCTGGACTTCAGTACATGCACTATGACCCAGAGAAAACTGAATATGTAAATAGGTCAGTAATCTTTTCTTCATGGAAAGAAGAAGCTATTGATATTCAAGGTGGTACTAAATGTAATAAAGTTCCATACAAAGAACGTGATAGATTAACTGCAGAAGAATTAGCTGTACAAAAACAAATCAGATGTTATAGATTAATATATGGTCTAGTATCTTTTGATGGTGTAGATGCAGAAGGTAATGCTAAAAAGGTTACAAACTTTCCTGTAATGTGGAGAGTAACTGGTACTAGCTTTAAACCTGTATCTGATGCTATCATAGAATTAGAAAATAAAGATAAGCTAATGTTTACTTGTACATTTAAATTAGAAAGCAAGCGTCAGAAAAAAGGAAGTAATGTATTTTATGTTCCAGTCATCAACGCTAATGCGGAAGCTAATCTGAAAATGTCCAAAGAAGATGTAGATACTTTACAAGTATTTCAAAATTCTATCAGAGCAGAGAACGAGGAAGTAGCTAGGCTATGGAAATCTGCTAAAGGTAAGAAATATAATGGTGAAGATGCAAAGTCTGCCGAAGTGGTTGAAGAGTTAGATGATGACTTACCAGACCCAGCAGAAATGTTATCAGCATAATGAACGATATACTTCACAAAGTACAGATTTATCTCGACCAGGTGTCTAAGGCACCTGTCGAGGTATCTGATGAACTCGTTGAGGAATTTGGCGAAGCTTGTAAAAAGGCATTACGTAAACAATTTAGTGACGAAAGAAAAGATAAGTTTCAAATACGAATGAGTAATATTGGTAGACCATTGTGTCAATTACAAATGGAATCTAAAAATATTAAAGGAGAAGGTCAACCTTATAATGCTAAAATGAGAAACACATTTGGTGATTTGATTGAAGCATTAGCTATATTCGTAATGAAATCTGCTGGAGTAAATGTTGAAGACCAGCATAAAAAAGTTGTTTATAAATATAATGGGAGTAAGATAGATGGTGAATATGACATACGTATAGATAAAAAGATTTGGGATATTAAAAGTGCATCACCTTATTCGTTTGATAAAAAGTTTGGAGAGAATGGTGGCTTTGGAGCCATGGCAGAAGATGATGCATTTGGATATATACCACAAGGTTATCTGTATGCTGAAAGTGAAAAGCTTCCTTTCGGTGGGTGGATAGCTATTAATAAATCTACTGGAGAGTGGACAATATGTGAAACTCCTATTGAAGATTCTGAATACAGAGAGAAGGCATTATCTACTGCAAGAGAAAATGCAAAAGCTTTAAAAGCTAATGAAACATTTAAAAGATGTTATTCAGATATAGAAGAAACTTATAGAGGTAAGAAGACAGGTAATAAAGTATTAGGTAGCGTCTGTTCTTTTTGTCCATATAAGATTCCTTGTTGGGGTAAGAAGTTGCAAATGTTACCACAGCAACAGTCACAAGGAAAGAACCCTAAATGGGTTTGGTATACTGAAGTTAATAACCCTAGGAAAGAA